TAATTCACGATATTTTTAAAGATAACTTAGTCCCTGCTGACAAATTCCCTTTCTACAGAAACAAACTTATGGAATTAAGTGGTCACATACCAGTTACCACAAACTATACTGTAGAGAAAAAAGAAGAGTTTTGTAATGACAGAAACTTTCATTTAGTTAACATGAAAGTCATTAACAATACTTTAGCAAAAACACCAATTCAATCCAGAATTACACCATATCTTAAAGATATGAAAGGCAATTCTACCAATGGTGTAGTTTACTTGCCTTGGAGATTCAAGGGGTCAGGTTCGGGTGCTAAGGGTGTAAAAGATGGAGACTATGATAGAAGATGTTTTGAAGCTTGTGTTCAACTTTTGGGTTTTGAAGGTGTAAACAAAGTTGTAGTAATGGCTGATTGTTTACAGAACTCTGCCGATCACATCATAGACATCAGAGACTATAAGAAGAACAAAATGATTAAAGATCAAGTAGAGCTTATGTTGAGTGCATTAAAAACACTTAATACAAAACCAGAACAATTTGATCAGTTGACTCATTTCGATTATAGTAAGATTGAGTTTTGGTTTCTCCCACAAATCTCACAACGTGATAACCCTAACTTATTCTACTAATGACTAAAAGATGGGAAGATTTCTCTGAAACTGCCTTCGACGCCATGGAGGCAGCAAGTAAGAAAGGTCGTTGGGTAGATGCCCAGACGGCAGCCAAGAAAATTTCATTGACAAGAGTGTTCTATGACCAAGTACATTCTTGCGGTTATCCAAACCAATTACCTTATATTAGTGTGGAAGCCATGAGATTACCAAAGAACAAAAGGCCTACTAGAGATCATATATTATCGCCACAATTTGTTGCAAGAATGATATACGATCAACCTGAGATTTGGTTATCAGAATATGAAAAATTCAAACAGTTATTTTTTATATGTTGCCAAACAATACAGATCACTAGGACAGAAAACGACATACTAAAGAACTTTACTTCAAATAATAATAACAATTTTGTTATTCTTGTTCCTACTTTACGAAAATATGAAGAGGCTGGTATTAGACTCTATGACCAGACACAAACTAGATTCGTACAGAATAATATATTTGAAGAGTTAGTTCCCGAAGAGTTGACCGACTATGAAAAACAGTATCTAGTATGAAAATAGAAGTTTATGATAACTTCCTACCAACTGAGGTGTTTATGCCCATTAAGGATTATATCTTTAGTGGGCAAATGCCATGGTATTATATGCCTAACTCAGTAAGCGATGATGATAATTGCCCACAATTTTCACATTGTTTGTATAATGATCTCATGCCAATATCTGATGTTTATAACTTAGTCAAACCAATATTTGCTACACTTAACCCAATAGGATTATACAGGGTAAAGTTTAATGCAACAGCAAGAACTGAAGTCATACAAGAGAAACCTCTACATTATGATGTTACTGGACAAGATATAAATGATGTTCCAAATCATAATATATGCGTCTTGTATATGAATGATAATAACGGATATACATATTTTGAGGACGGGCAACAAGTAGATTCAAAAGAGAATAGAGCAGTTCTATTCCCTAGTAATTTTGCTCATGCTGGTACATCTTGCACAGATTCTGATTTAAGAGTGGTGCTGAACATAGATTATAGTAAGTGGTAGAATGGATTTATTTCCTGTATTATTAGAAGAGTATGATCTCACAGGAGCGCCTGGCGTTGATGAGTTCAGAAACCATATAATGAAGGGTATAGAAGATAATATGCACAGAGGACACTCTCTAGCGGTCAATGGCGTGAGTTCACATGGTGGTTTCGACCCACTGGGCGCCCCTGCATCACAAGATATACTCAAAGCATTTCAAGAGTGTTTAAATCATTATGCTGACAAAATGGGCAACTGGCCATGCGTGATTAGTGGTGGTTGGTATAATGTTTTGCCAAAGGGTGGATTTACAGAGAGACACAGGCATGAGTCAAGTGTTGTGAGTGGTGCATATTATATAAAATTACCAGAGGGAGATTGTGGAAACTTTTATGTTGTATCGCCGTTACAACAGTATATGATGTGTCAACACTTTATCAAGGACAGCATATATGGTGACTACTTTTATGATGTGCCCATAAAAGAGAATCACCTGTATCTATTTCCGTCATGGTTAGAACATGGAAGTAGAGTTAATAAAACTGATGGCGATAGGATTACAGTTAGTTTTAATACGTCAGGTGTGGCAAAAGAAATGTTGCCTCCAGAGTTTGTAAAACAAGTGTGGGGTGGTTAATGGAAGTCGTACACATACTACCAACAGCAGTGGCGATAATACCTTATCCCTTTCATAACGATATTAAGGATATTATATTATCAGAGGTAAAAGAACAAGAAGAAAATGCTATAAAATTTACTGCAAATGAAGAATTAAAACATATTCAACATTACTCAGTATTGGCAAATGATGAGAGATACGGCAAGTTTAGAAATTGGTGTGAATTACAGGCAGAAACCTATGCTAAAGAAGTTCAAGGACAGTATATACCTGAGACAGTACAAGTTACAGATAGTTGGTTTAATGTTTCTAATACAGGAGGATTCCAGCACCAACATCATCATTCTAATTCTCTCATATCTGGCGTGTATTATGTCAATTTTGATGCAGAAAAAGGACACTGCCCAACTGCATTTACAAAAGATGGACATTATATGCCTTCCAACCCTGTCATACATCTATTAAAAGAAAAACATACAGAATTTAATCAAACTGAAGTAGTTTATGCTAAGGAAGGCGAACTGATACTATTCCCCTCTCATACAACACATGGTTATGAAGAGAATAAAGGCGACAACAGAGTAACTATCTCTATGAATATTATGCCAACAGTTGTAACCAATGGCGATTATGGTTGGAGAGTCACTCAACTGACGCCAAAAGAGAGATATGACGCCTTTATAATTTCTAAAGAATTTGATGCTTGACACTGGCATGATATGGTTGTATATTAGATACATGGGAAACAAATCCATCTGACAGCACCGATACTTTGTAACGGCTGCAGTAACTGGATTTTGTTTCTCGCACCCTATATTTTAAGGTTATGGCACTTTGGACAGCAAAAGTTATTCAGAATAATAGATTATTCTCTACAGAGTTTGAGAGTATATCTCCATTTGGTTCTGACGCCCTTACAGAGGCGAAAGGAAGATTTGGAACTGATGACATTCAGTTGTTCAAAAAGTCAAAAAGCAACAGAGGTAGAAATTAGTGTGACAGTTAAGGTGGTGTCACACAGTAGGTTGCCTAAACTACAAAATATAGTATGATAAAAATGTGGAGAGAGGGTTTGTGTTTGTTCCTCTGCTCCACATCTTTATTTCAAACACAATTATTAAAACACAATGTCAAATTTAGTATTTCATCAAGCAACTCAAAAAGTCAACGTACTTAAGTGGACAGAAAAATTATGTCGTTGCCTTGAACAACAGTATAGAGATTATTCTTTACGCACTATAGTTAATAATCAGAACATGGCAGATAAACCTGACCCATTTCTACAGGAAAAGGTTACTCAGATTGAGTCTGGAGAAGATGATAGGATTAGTTTTTTCATAGAAAAAGGTAGAAAATATTATAAAGTTTGCCTACGCTGGAAACAAGTCAATCGTCAGTTTAAAGATGACATAAGTGTTCATTGCTTTGTTGATAAATTGACAGGCGAAGTATATAAACCAGCAGGGTGGAAACAACCCGCTAAACACGTTAGATTTAATATGAGTAATGATGCTGACAGAGCGAGACTATACAACGTGTGTGATTGGGCGGGCGGTTATCTCTACCTTAGATGACACATAACATACTAAATAACTAAAAAGAATAAATCATGGTTTACGACTCACTTACTTCCGATACGGAATCACTAACTAAAGTTAAGTTGCAACAAGTTGATAGATTGAAGAAACAACTACAAGCAGCGATGAAAACTATAGGTAATCTTGACGAGAGATTGACTTCACTAGAGTCAATGGTTCATGCTGCTCTACTCAAACAGCAAGATGACATTGCTGGACTTGTTCTTGAGATCAATGCCATTAAAGGTAAGAATGAAATGGATAAGGCATCATCAAAATTTGATATGGACGCTATGCCATCTGAATTTCGTGGTGTAGGTGCTCCGCCTCCAGTTGGGTAGTTGCCAAACCACAAACAATATGTAATACTAAATTTGAACACACAATTTTTTTTATGGAAGATGAAATGATTGATCTCTATGAGATCGCTGATAGTAATGATGATTGGATTCATTCAATAGAGGGAGTCGAGGAAGTATTCGACCCAGAGACACAGAAATTACTAGCACAGTTCTAAAACTGTCACAATGCCCCTTGAATCAAGGGGCATTTTTATTAGAATATGATTATTGACACAAACACTATGGAATTGAGAGATCATCAAAAAGACATTATTCAGTTGATGACAACAAAATCAAAAGGCAAAGTTCTTGTACCTACAGGCGGTGGTAAGACTCTATGTATGATACAAGATGCTAAGTGGCGATTCAGTATGCCTGTGCCACAGACCATAGTTGTTGTTGCTCCTAGAATACTATTGGCAAATCAATTATGTTCAGAGTTTCTTGAGCATATTGACAATGTATCGGTGTGCCATGTTCATAGTGGAGACACACACCATTTCAAGACCACTAAACCAAAGCAGATTCAAGAGTGGTATCACAAAACTGTCAAGAATATATTGATCTTTACAACATATCATTCTCTACACAGAATACAAGAGGCGATTGATGTAGAGGTAGATACAATATATTTTGACGAGGCACACAATTCAGTACAAAAGAATTTCTTGCCTGCTGTTGACTATTTCTCACAGTATGCTAGTCGTAAGTATTTCTTTACTGCTACACCTAAAGAGAACAGAAATGCTTTGCTTGGTATGAACAACACCAAAATATTTGGTAACGTGATTGCTCAAGTGCCTGCTCCAGAGTTGATTGCTAAAGGTTATATTATACCGCCTAAAGTCAAGGCAGTAAAATATCCTATTGGTCACTATGATAGTCAGGAAGAAATTGATAAAGAAGTTATCCTTGATGCTCTCAAGAATGAGGAGCACATGGACAAAGTATTGGTAACTGCTAAGTCAACTACCAATATTGTCAGACTTATCAATGGTACAAACTTTCAATCATTATGCCATGATATGAAATACAATGTGTTACATATCACATCAAAGTTTGGTGCTATCATCAATGGCAAGAAAGTGTCAAGAGAGACATTTTTCAACTTAATGAACAAGTGGGGCGCTGACCCTAAGAAAAAGTTTGTTATGTTTCATCACTCTATATTATCAGAGGGTATGAATGTATCAGGACTCACTGCTGCTATATTAATGAGAAATCTTGATCTTATCACAATGGCACAGACTATTGGTAGAGTCATACGCCTTGACAAAAGTGATGCTGCCAAACTACAGAAAGGGGAACTAAAACCACAGGGCAGTGGTTTCAAGAAACCATTTGGCAAAATGTTTGTACCTGTATATAACAATGTAGGTATCAGTACAGAGAAACGATTACAGGGAGTTGTTGATACAATTTTCACAAAAGGAGAGGCACAAGTCTCTATTACAAATGTAAAACACTAGATAGTAAAAGGACAACAACATGACAGACAAAGAGAGAGAAATCAGGCGTCAACTAAACTTGGCGAAAATGGAAGATCACTATTCTAAAAGAATAGAAAAACTAATTGATGAACTCAAACTGGAAGATGCCGAAGCATTAGTTCAAGAAATGACCTTTGAAGGCGAGGAGGGAGAGGATTGTGACCTACTTCTTGATGATTTAACTGATTGGTTAGATCAACCATTTCCAGGCACAGATTTACGTTTTTATGATAAAGATGAGTAAGGAAGATAGACAAACTAAAAAAGAGTTGATGAACATAGTTTATCCTAATCACTTAAAGTATCTAAAAAAACTAAAGGCAGCATTGAAACGTGACCCACATGGCATAAAACCTAAGAGAAAAACTAGGAAGAATTATAAAAAGAAATGAACAATTTTGAAACCATAATGTTATTTGGCATTGGTATCAATAAGTTTAAAGTTACCAACTGGACAGAGAAGAAACCTAAGTTATTAGAGTTAATAAATCTTAGTGAGAATGATGTTGCCGAGTGTCAATCAGACTATTTTAAATACCAAGCACGCCCGCCTTACTTACAACAATTTGGAAACATATTACAAGATGATCTTGATAACTTGGTAAATACTTTCACAGAGTTATTATATGAAAGGTATCAGGGAGAAATCCCACTTAAAAATTTAGAAACTTGGCAGTTATGGTCACAGAGATATACACTAGGTCATTATCATGGTTCACATAATCATGGTATGATGAATATATCATGTGTGTTATATGTTGACT